GCCTCATTCCAAGCCTCCCTTGACCTTTGCTTATATTCAACCAGATTGCCGCTCTCCCTTGTCCCATCCTTTGACCCTACCCAAATGCCGCGCGTCCTATCCACCCGCAACGTCACTTGACTAATCGATTTAAATCGCCCCTGCACCGTCCCCAATCCTTGCACCGAACCCAAATCTAACGGCAATGTCTCAATCATCGATGAATAAGCTAAGCCTAAATGAATAACCTTACCGGCAAAAGGTAACTTAACCTTACCTTGATTATCCACCTTTAACCCGCGCACCACATTACCATCAACCAGCCCCACAACATCTTCTCCCCTCAAATGATCCAAACCCCACACTTCATCAATCAATGTTACCCCCTTGCGTGATAGACCGCTATCAACAAAAAACGCATCCTCAATATTTTGAAAAGACCTTGTCTCTAATCTCTCAACGTTCCATTTAACAATTGTTTTGCTACTGTTTATACGGCATACTACAAAATACGCCACATCTTCCCCGCCTTCATTAATCACCGCCACATCCTCAAAAATCGCCCCGCTGCTCTCATGTTCACACCAACCCCAAACATCATGCTCTTTCATATAAGTGCAAGATAACAGCTTGCCATTATCCAAAATCACCCAAATAACAGAATGCGGACTTTGTGAATAAGCCCATCTCTTTATCTCGCGCCCCTCAAATAAATGCCGCGCAATAATCGTCAAATCACGATCAATAAACCCATCACTTTCATAGGAATAAGAAAAGTCTCTCACCACCCCGCCGCGATTTTGTGCAAACACAACCATATTGCCAATCAGTAATGGTCGCACTGTTGACGCACCCCTATAACCCTGATTGTCAATCTTGATGCTTGAAGGCGTTATCGCGTCTGATTGCCCACCCCCTGATACCATCCATTGCGCCCCTGAGGTCAAAACCATCATGCCTTTCAAGGCAATCAAAGATCTAATCTCATTAATCTCTCTCGACTTAATCCGAAACGTCACCGCATCACTAGCCTTAGCCGGTTGCGATACCCCCATATTCTCATAAGAGGCCGTCTGGCTCATCCAAATCGCTTGTGGGTCATTCAACGTTGCCCCAAAGACCAACCGCTGCTCAATAAAATTTACCACCCGTGGATAATTGCCATTGCCAATAAACGGGTTGCGCCCCTCTTGTGGCGTGTCGGAAGTATTCGGCGTGACATTCTCATCATCAAAAGCTAAAGCCGCCGTACCGCCAATATAACCCCATGCCCCACTATCAAATTTATAAACCCTGTATCGGCTGGCATTGGGATGCTGTGCCCACGAAATTCGGTTTATCCCCCCCTGCACATCCAGATTATTCGCACATTGCGCGTCCCCACTTGGCAAGCTTTCCTCGCCTGTTTCCTTATCAATCGCTGATACTTTGTAAGAATAAGTACGCGCCGCCCCTTTATTAACAAGCGGTGCCGCCGCCACTTGAGTAGGGGAAATAATCTTTGGGCTAAAATCCACCCCGACAACTGTCCAATGATCTTCTGCAAAGCGCGATAATTTGCGCGGGCTATATCCCGGGTGCACCAGATACATCACATCAGCTTCTTGCGCATAACTTAAATATTGAGCATCCGCCATCGAATAAGGCGTACTCACCTCATAAATCGCCCCATTCTTTAAAACCAACCCGCCATTTTTCCAGATCCTAAAATTACCACCCCGAAACTCCAATATATAGCTTTGCTCATCATTAAACTGAAACGGTATCAGTCTTGGATAAACGGCGTCTTTAACTCTTTCGCCACCAGGTACGGCGTACCCACCCCCATATTTGGCTAAATCAACCCGCGCCGCTAAAGAAGGCGAAAAGACCCCGCCATTAAAAGAAGGCTGCATTGTCCTTAAATCTGCCATGATTAATAGCTTCCCCTTGTTTTTCTTCCCTGTCGTGACTTGTCACTCCACGCCCCTTGCCTTTATAAAATCCCCCACACCCTGATCAAAATGCGCCGTCTGATTAGCATCCGCTGCCATCGCCGCGCTCACACTCATTTGCGCCAATTGCACCAGCCGCCCCTGTATTTCCATCGATTTTGTCAAAGGCATTGCCAGCCTTGCCGCTATCTTAGTAGCCAAAGCCTCCACAAATAGGGCTGAGTATAGGCTTGTATTTTCTTGCACACCCGTATAAAGCAACACCGCTTTGTCAATATGGCTGTAAATCTTCCCCGCTTCCAATGAGTAAGAAAAAGCCAATGTCGCCAATACCCCTTCATCAATCAAAGCCCCTGCCCCGTAAGGTGGGCGCACCAGTCCTATCTTCAAACAATCCACCGGCATTTGATAAGCAAAGCCCCAAGCCCCTGCCTTATCATTGATAATCTGCGCCAGTGTGATTTGCTTTTGCGCAAACCGCCAAGGATAGCTTGCCAAGAGTTCATCACGCGACAAGGCGTAAAATTGATTAGCCGCTCTCGCCTCGGTTGACCCTTCAGTAAGAGACGCAATATTTTGCGCCCCCAACATTGATAAAGCCATATTGCAAATATCCACAGAAGAGGCGGTCATGGGGCTTTACCCCATGACGGGGAACATAAAAATACAGAGGCCATCAGCTTATCCTTCCCTTACTTCTTTTCAGCCTTTTTCTCTTGTCCCTGTTCACCCCCGCTTGCCCCCTTTTGTACCGGCTTGACTTCTGGCAGCTTTTCCCCCTTTGCCAATTCTACCCATAAGGGAAGGCGTTGACCTTCCCCTGTTACGTCATCATTGGCAATCTCAAATTCATCGCCAATTTCACGAATGCGCCCGCCATAAAAGCCAACCATCTTTGCGATAACTTTAACCATGCTATACACTCCTTATCTAAGGTTAACCGTTACTTTGGTTTCCCATCGTGATCCCAGCCGTAATCTTACCCGTTATACCCGCAGCACTTCCCACATAACGCAATCGCATATAACGCCTATTCACCCCACGTGTCACACTTTCCGGCACAAACACATCCCCCACCTTGATATTAACCGTTGAATAAGCCGGACTTGACCATATAGGGTAATATGTAGGAAAAACTTCATTATCCGACACATCACAAAAAACCTGAACTGTCCCCGTGCCGTTAAAGATACCCACCGCCTGCACTAGGATAGGAATATCCCCACCCTTACCAATGTCGCGCTTTAAGCCCTTGCCCACCGGCCCTAAATCAACAATATTCGTTGAAATGGTTGACACACCATTTATCGTCTGCTCTTGGCTAAACATCAATGTCTTATCAAAAATCATCTTCTTGTTCCTTCTTCTTAAAAATTAAAGGGGGCAATTAAGCCCCCCATTAAAACCCGCACCCATCAAGGCACATATTTAGCCACAGCCGCTTCCGTATTGAGAAGCGCATCCGTCTCACGAATAGGAATGCCGCGATAAGAGCGCACCTGTTCCCCTTCGACATATTGGTAAGTTAAATGCGCAAACCCACCCACATCACCGGTTAAAGATTTGGTTGATTGTGCATCCAGCACCTCCAACACATCACGATTAGCATAAATCGCTACACGGCTTGAGGTTGCATTCATCCGCCGTGATTGCAGCCGGTAATAAGCCTTGCGCAATAACGCCCATAAATCAACATTGCCTGCCAGCATATCGCTCACATCAATATTGGCAATGCGTGCATTATAACGCCAGTCTTTGACCGCTAGCCCCAAATGCCATAGGAAAGTCGCCGCCTTGACATAATAGGCATTGCCATCAGCATCTAAGACTTTTTCTTCGCCGCGATCTTTCATCTCAACGCCACCCTTTGTTCCTTTGGGATAGAGCAATTGCGTCGCATGATCGCCCCATGTGACAAACCAAATGGAAGTATTATCACTGCCTGTTCCACCAGCATTAATCACTTGGCTTGCACTGTTTAGCGGTGCGTGAGAGCTCGCCCCATCATAATATTGATTATAACGCGCTGATAGTCCTTTGAACTTCTCCGGCGTGGTTGCTGTGTCGTGATAAAACAAACCCCGCGCCATCTCTTGGTTCATTGCCTCCAAGAAAGGCGCACTTTCTGTTAGCCTTGCCCGCGCCGCATCGCTCGCCAATTCCAACAGCCGCACATCAACTTCTGATCGCGCTTCTAAAAATCCCGTTGTATCATCAACCTGTTGCATCGTGCCTTTTGATTGTGGCACGCCTTTATACAGCATACCCCAAGCCACTTGCGGCAATCCGGATCTAATCATATGCCGATGCATTGTGCCTAAATTGCACTCAACCGCCATAGCATCATCTAGAATGGGGTTTTGCTGGCTCAAAATCTCAATCACTTGTGCCGCTACCCGTGCATCCCCTTGTCCGCTTTTATAAGCGTCAATAAGGGAAGGGTAGTATTGTCCAATTGTTGCCATTGTTTTTTCCTTTCAATTAGCCTTGTTTACTTTTCATTCGTCTTCACCCGCGCTCAACGCTTCCAGCGTTTCGCCCGCTCTCACTGTTTTTGAACATCATTGCCAAATAAAATATGCGCCGCTTCCACCGGCTTGGCCGCCCCGCCGCTTGCCCCGCCGCTTACCGGCTTATCTTCGCCAAGCATCGCACCCACCCGTCCCATAAAGCGGATCATCTCAACATGATTGCCGCCGCCTGATGCATTGAGATATTCACTCAAAGCGGGCGTGCCAAATTGCTCAACCGCACGGCGCGCCGCACTAACCGTTGCGTTCCATTTAATACCGCCTATTTCCTTGTCAGCCTTAGCTTCATCAACCCAGCCCGATATGGTTTCACCCCATTTTTCACTTTGGGTCTCCATGCGCTTTTGTTGCGCTTCAATATATTTATCAACCAGCCTTTGCGCTTGATGCTGATTCAAGCCTAATTC